AACTGGACAGTTACTTGGATTCGTTCCTTCTCTTGTTGGATTAAATTATGATACCGCTTCTCTTATTTTAAGAAATGCTGGTTTTACACCAGACCCAAATTATTCTTATTCAAATAGCATTGGTTTTCAACAATATCTTTCTGCTGGTGGATATGTATCTGCTCAAGCTCCAGCACCCTCAGCCTCATCTGGAACTCTATTAGCTTTTGGTTCCAGCGTAAGACTTGAAGTTATTTTATATACAACAAATCCAGTTGATACAAGCACTGTTCCAAACGCACCACTTTGGTCAAATGCTACATCTTCAGATTCTGCTGTTACACTTACATTTATTACTCCAGCAGATGGCGGATCCCCTATAACAAGATACGAATACTCAATAACAAACGGTGCCTCTTGGATAAATATTGGACTTCCAACAAATAACACATTTACGGTAAGCAGTTTAACAAATAGCGTTAATTATACATTTTATATAAGAGCTGTTAATGCAAAGGGAAATTCTGCATCTTCTGCTGGTGTAACAAAAGCACCAACATCTGGATCTGGTGGCGGTGTAATTGTAGCTCCATCTGCTCCATCTTTTACTGTATCATTTATTACCAATACATCTTTTAGAATTGATTTAACTCCTCCGTTAAATGACGGTGGAGCAGAAATTATTAGATATCAGTATACTTTAAATAATGGAGTAAACTGGGTAAATGCTTTTACCAATACTGGTCCAATCTCTGTAGGATCTTTAACTCCAGGAACATCATACCAAGTTGCAATTAGAGCAGTAAACTCTGCAGGATCTGGTGCTTCTAGTAGTGTACAAACAATTTCAACAACACAGGTTGTTCCAGATCTTGTTGGTATTTCTGTAAACTCAGCTAAATCAATTATTACTGCATCTGGTTATGTGTATGGAGACGGAACTCTGTCTGCATCAAATAACCAATTTTATTTAGATTATCCTGGAGGATATGTAACTGCTCAATCACCAACATCAGGAGCTACATTGGCTGGTGGCGGAACAATAAGACTAGACTTTACTCAATATTTATCTGCACCATCTTTTGGAACTGTTCCAAACGTTATAGGATTAACTTTATCAGAAGCGATTACAAGAATACAGCAAGCAGGATATTCAAATATTACACAGGTAACAACATCAGATCCAAATAAAGTTTACCAACAGATATATGCTCAAAATCCAGTCTCTGGTACAGCAGCCCTTGTAAATACAGAAATTACAATTTCATATTCAGATTATACTGGCTCTATTGCTATTCCAAATAATACTGTTGCTCCTTCTATGACATATGATAATCTATATGTTGGATCAAAATTTAGTGCAAGACCAGGTTCATGGACAGATAGCCCTACATCATATTCCTATCAATGGTTTGACTCAAACGGAAATAATTTTATCAATGCTACTGCAGCTACATATACTGTTACTCAATCTGCTGTTTCAAGATCAGTTGGATTAAAATTAGCTGCAACAAATGCTGTAGGAACAAGCAGCTATGCAAATGCTTCAAATAACTTTTTAGGACCAATCAAATCCTTAATTCAACCAACAACAATTGGTTACGGAACAATAAACCCAAGACAATCAACTCAACTTAATATTGCATGGTCTGGAGGAGATTCTCCATTCTACTTTATTGGTGTATATAAACCTGGATCATCTTCTTATATAACAACAAAAATTGTTACTACAGAATCAACATCAATTACTGGATTAACAGCTGGAACAAATTATTATATTCAGATATTTGGTAATAATAATAACGAATATTCTTCTGGTTCAAAAACTAGTGCAGTTTTATCTACAACTTATGCAGCAGCATCTTCTACACCAGTTTTAAATACAGCTACAAAATCTGGAAACAATATTAACTTTACAGCAACTAAGGGGTCAAACACAGGAGCACTTAGTTTGATTATTCAAACAACAAGCGGCGGATCAGTATCTGGAGCAGTTGAACAAAAATTTGGGTATGACCAGTCTACAAATAGCGTATCTGGAGCTTATGATATTAACGGAATTTCTGCTGGCACATATAATTTAGTAGCATATGGTTGGAATGAAGACTATGGCAATTCTATTGCTGGCTCTTCTGTTCAGGTTATTATATAATGGAGATATATGTCATACTACCTTAATGTTATAAAAGACAATCCAATAGTTTTCTTGCCATTGGACGAAACTCATCCATCTGCATCTGCAAATGATATTTCTGGCTGCGGAAATCATGGCACATATACGGGATCTTTTTCTTCTAACATTATGCCATTAGTTTATGGTGGAAGCTATGCAACTGTTATAACAAATTCTTCTTATATAGAATTAAATACCTCAAATAATTATTATAAAACCAATGGACCAGGCGGATTTGCAACAAGTAATTATTCAGATAATGATTTCTCTTTAGAGCTATGGTTTAAGTCTAAAATAAATTCAACAAGCCTAACTCCTTTATTGGCAGACTCTACAAACTCTATTGGTATTTTTTACGAAAACGGAAATATCATTTTTAATATTGGCGGGGAATCATTATTTTATAAATTATCTTTTTCAGAAAAAGCAATGCATGTTGTTGCCAAATATAATGTTAGCAGCATGGAAATTTATATAGATGGTGGGCTAGTAGCCTGGAAAAATATTGAAGGTTTTAAGTTTTCAAATAATTCAATAGATTTTAATATTGGACCAGCAAACTCAGGAGATTCATTTTTAGTAGACGCACCAGCTATCTATAGATATGGACTTTCTCCAGTTCAAGTATATAAGCATTATTATGCTGGTTTGGACCATACGCAGCCAATCCATATAGTTGCCCCAGATAATGGAATCTTGTTGGGTATGCATGGTCAAAACATTGCACCAGTATTTGTGTATGAATATAATAAAGATATTCAATGGCAATCATTTATAGATGAAAATACATATTATAATGAAACAGAAAAATATATAACATTTAAAGAAACTGATGTACCTGGATCTAAAAATCTAATTATTGAAGATTTTGTTAATATCCCATTGGAAGCCAATATAAGCTCTTCTAAAATAGAATGGAAGGGAGATAAGGGGATACAGGTAGAAACGTCTATAAACGGCACTACATGGCTTCCTTGCACCAATAATTCCTCATTGCCACAGTTTAATAAAGACTCTTATACTGGAAGCAATATTTTGTATATTAAAATAACTTTAACTAGCGCAGATACTACAAAAGATTTTCCTAGGTTATCTTTATTTAAGATTTCATTTTATTCTAAAAAAGAATCTTATGCCCATAACTATGGGTATTATGCAGAGTCTGCAAGAGAATACGATTTGGCCAATTTTAGCTATCCAGTATTAATTAGACACCCAAATGTAGGGTTAAAAACAAAAGGCACGGGAGGATTTGACATTGCCATAGATCAAACAATTCAGTCTGTAGAATTAATGTTTACCCCGTCTAACTATTTCAGCACAACAATGTTTTATTCGGCCTCAGCAACTGGATCTCCAGAAACAATATTTGGGTGGAACGGGTCTGCAATGCTTAAAACAAATATTGCAAAGGTATTTATAAACGGGGTAAATAAAACATCTATGTCTAATATATCCGACCACCTAGTTCTTGGGGAACCCCATCATATAGTCTTGGTATTTACAAATCCGATATTAAATACCCTTAAATTTAATTACTCTCCATCAATGCCTTTAGGCTCAGTATCAAATTATCAGAATATTGGTCTTTATAGATACCAGCTTTCTGATAGCCAAATTACAACACACTACAACCTATATTGTGGAAAACCTTCTACTTCGGCCTCAAACTCGTCATTGACGTTGACAGAATCTTCTGTATCAACCTATAATCAAGACTATTTAATTGTTTCAAGTGCCTAATTTGTCATTTTGGTTGACAAAAGATGGACTTATGTGTCATGAAATGGTAAAATAAAACAATGGATATTAAAAGCATGAATAAGCAGATTGTAGAGGAAACAACTCTAGGAATCTATGTCTGGGAAATGCCAGATGGCAGATGGATAGGCGATGACGACGGAAACTTTCTTTCTGTCACCTCTATGAAGGGCAACAAGGCAAAGATAGACGCCTTAGCTAGAGCGGTCAGACATTATGGAATTTATGAGGGGCAGCCAAAATTTCTTTCTGGAAGAAGAAAGATTGATGACGAAGAATTTGAATATCAGAAGCAACGTCTTGAATGGGGTCTAGTTCCAGATCAATTAGATATTGGAGTCTATAAAGACGAAATGAGGAAGGGTAAGAAATGAAGTCTACATATGAAGAAGACACAGAACCTTTAGATAATGAAATAAGACTAACCACATATGCAGACATGGTTAGATTTTCTAAACTACAAGAAGAGGGTTCTCCAGATGAATTTAAACTATCTGCAGAAGAGCTTCAAAAAATGTCTGGGCTCTCTCCTGCATTTAGAAGAAAATTAAGCAGAGAAGTTACAAAAGCATTTACTGGAAAAGATGGTGCTGAAACACAGCAAAGCCTTTTGGCGCAGGCAATAACTGGCTACGCTTTTCTTGATGTAATAGAGCCTGTATATAATCTAGAATATCTTTCAAGGCTTTATGAAATTTCAACATATAACTATGCAGCATGTAATGCAAAGACTTCAAACATTGTTGGTCTAGGTTATCAATTTATTGAAACTAGAAAAACAAATGATGCTATTGATGGAATAACGGATGAAAAACAATTAGAAAGAGCTCGCAGAAAACTTTCTAAATTAAAGCAAGATCTTCAGGACTGGCTAGATCAATGTAATAGTGAAGATACATTCCAAGAAACATTAATTAAAGTTTGGACAGATTACGAATCTACAGGTAATGGATATATTGAAATAGGAAGAACAGTCCGTGGAGACATTGGATATATTGGCCATATTCCTGCAAAAACAATGAGAGTTAGAAGAACAAGAGATGGCTTTGTTCAATTACTTTATGGCAAGCTTGTATTCTTTAGAAACTATGGGGATCAAAAAACTCCTAATCCAATTTTAGGCGGTAACGATAGACCAAATGAAATTATTCACCTAAAGAAATATACTCCAGTAAATCAATATTATGGAATTCCAGACATTATTGCCGCACAGAACTCTTTGGCTGGAAATGAATTTGCAGCTAAATATAACTTAGACTATTTTGAAAACAAAGCAGTTCCAAGATATATTATTACTGCAAAGGGTGCAAAGCTTTCACCAGAATCAGAAAGAAAATTGCTTGAATTTTTCCAGGTAGGTCTAAAGGGTAAAAACCATAGATCCCTTTATATTCCACTGCCAGCAGATACTCCAGAGTCTAAAGTTGAATTTAAGATGGAGCCAATTGAGGCTGGAACTCAGGAAGGCTCATTTGATAAATATCGCAAAGCAAATAGAGATGAAATGTTATTGGCACACCGTGTTCCAATTAACAAGGTTGGAACCCCAGAAGGAGTAAACCTTGCAGTTGCTCGTGATGCAGATAAAACATTTAAAGAGCAAGTATGCCGTCCAGCACAGATGAGACTTGAAAAGAAATTAAATGCGGTTATTGAAGAAAAGACAGATGCTTTAATAATTAAATTTAACGAATTAAGTCTTACAGATGAGGATACTCAGTCTAAAATTGATGAAAGATATTTGCGTATGCAAGTAATTACCCCTAATGAAGTAAGAATTAGAAAGGGCATGATTCCGCTTGAAGGCGGCGATGAGGTCGTTGATTTGAAGGGCGATCAAGCTGCTGAACAGGCTGCTCAGGCTGGAAATACAAGACAGCGTTCTCAAGAAAGGCAAGCAAATTCTCCAGATATTTCTGGCGAAGGTCGTAATGCCAAGGGAGACGGAAGGCAAGCAGAATAGCATTTTTTTAGGTGACTATTATTTGCCTTTTTAACTAGTGGTTGATAAACTTTATACAGTATGAATATTGAAAAGACCAGTTGGTCTAGTAATGGTAATCGTCTATCTATTAGCGTACCATTTACAAAGGTCAACAAAGAGAACCGAACTGTTTCAGGTTTTGCTACATTAAACAATGTAGACCAAACAGGCGATGTTGTCACAGCAGAAGCGAGCCTTAAAGCGTTTGAAAACTTTAGAGGCAACATTCGTGAAATGCATCAGCCAATTGCAGTCGGAAAAATTTTGTCATTTAGACCAGAAACTTTTTTTGATCCAATGTCAAAATCTTTTTACGATGGAATTTGGGTGAGTACATACATTTCAAAGGGTGCACAAGATACTTGGGAAAAAGTTCTTGATGGCACTCTTTCTGGTTTCTCAATAGGTGGAAGAATTAATGAGTCGGATAATGAAGTTAATAAAGCAGATGGAACGTCTGTAAGATTTATTAAAGATTATGATCTAGTAGAACTTTCATTAGTAGATTCTCCAGCTAACCAACTTTGCAATGTTCTATCAATTGAAAAAGTAAATGGACAAATGGTATTTAAAGGAATTGCTACAGAAATTGCAGCAGCAAACGTATTTTTCTGTGAGCATGACAATATTGTAGTTTCAGAAGCACTCCAATCTCGTGAATGCACAGCATGCGGCAAACAAATGGAGATTATTGGATGGATTGAAAACAATGATATTAACAAATCGGACGCAGTTCGTTTTGTTTATGAGAAACACATTAATAAGATTTCTGGTTCTGCAAATGAACTTGAAAACAACACCGAAGTAAATAAAGGAGGTACAACTATGTCAGAAGAAGTAACAAAGATGACAGAAGAAACAACAGTTGATGCACCAGCAGTTGATGCACCAGCAGCAGATGCTCCAGCAGCAGATGCTCCAGCAGAAGCAGTAGCAGAAGCACCAGCAGCAGAAGCAGCAGCAGTTGCAGAAGAAGCAGCACCAGCTGCAGACTCAGTTGCCGCCGATACCGCAGGAGAACCAGCAGCAGAAGCAGCTTCAGAAGAGCTTGATTTTGCAAAGATGCTAGGGGATCTCAAGGGCTTCTTGTCCGATACACTTAGCAAGGCAGCAGAAACAAATGCAGCACAGGTTGCAGAAGTTAAAAACACTGTGGAGTCCTTTAGCAAGAGTGTTGAGGCAAGAATTGTCGAGTTGGCAGAACAGCACAACAATTTGAGCGAAACTGTAAAAGGTATTCGTGAAACAATCAATTCAGTCGAAAAGAGAATCGACGCAGTAGAGGGCGATACTGCAATTAAGAAGTCTGCTGACCTTGGCGGGTCAACAGAGTTTGTAAAGAAATCAAAATGGAGCGGCGCTTTCCTCGGTTCCGTGAACGACATTCTAAATTAAAAAGGCAGGTGAAAAAATAAAATGAGCAATGAACTATTAGAAAAGGCAGTAGCAGCAAATACTACTGTATCTACATCTATGAATGGACAGTCCATTACAGGTACTGGCATTCACGTTGGAGCTACCCAAACAGGTGGTCTCCTAAATCCAGAGCAGTCAGCACGATTCCTTGACTACGTATTCGATGCAACCGTTATCGGTAAAGTCGCACGTACAGTTAGAATGAAGGCAGACACAACTGAGATTGATCGTATCGGAGTAGGCGAGAAGTTGATGAAAGTCGCTTCTGAAGCCGAAGATACTTCATCAAACGCAGGCGTTACATTCTCCAAGATTTCTTTGTCCACAAAGAAGCTTCGTCTTGACTGGGAACTCTCAACAGAGTCTCTTGAAGACAATATCGAAGGTCCAGATCTTGAAGATCATATTGCACGTCTTATGGCAACACAGGCAGGTAACGACATTGAAGACTTGGTTCTCAATGGCGATGCTTCGCTAACAGGAGATGCACTTTATAAGGCATTTGATGGTGTAGTCAAGAAGGCAAAGGCTAATGGCCATGTTGTAGATGCAGCGGGAGCTAATATCTCTCGTGCAGTATTCAACTCAGCACTTAAGGCACTTCCACGTAAGTACAAGCAACGTCGTACAGACCTACGCTTCCTTGCAGGATCTAACCTTATTCAGGACTTCCTATACCAGCAAAGCATTGGTACAAATCAGACAATCCCACAAGATATCGCATCAAGCGTTATCCGTGGTGATGTGGCTCCACTTGGTGGACCAGCTGGTTATGTAGCACCATTTGCATTTGGTATTCCAATTGTTGAAGTCCCACTTCTAAAGGAAACTCAAACTGGTACACATACTGGTGCATCAGGAGATCATGGTGACATCCACCTTTCATTCCCAAATAACGTAGTTATTGGAATTAAGCGTGATGTAACTGTATACAGATTCTTCTGGCCACGTAAGGACTCAGTTGAGTACACACTCTACACTCGTGTAGGCGTTCAGATTGAACAAGCAGATGCTTGGGTAGTCGTAAAGAACGTTAAGGTAGCTTCCTAATTTAAGAAGATACTATTAAAGACCCCTAAAATTTAATAAGTTTTGGGGGTCTTTACCTTTTAACCTTACAATGATATAATTAATGAGAACAAAGGAGAATATATGTCATTTACGACATTGAAAATTGCAGAGCTTCGTCAAATTGCTGAAGATTTTGCAGTTGATTTACCAAACTCAAAGAACAAAGCAGAAATTATAGCAGCACTTGCAGAAGAAGGCGTCACATGGGACGTTTACCAAAAGACAATTAAAAACATTGAAGATGAATCAGTCGAAATGGAAGAAGTGACACCAAGGTTTGATCCAAAGAAGGAACAGCCAGAAAACACAGTTTTGGTTAGAATGACAAGAGCAAACTTTAGATATGATGCCGTAGGATACACTTTTACAAGAGAGCATCCGTTTGTTGCAATGCCAACAGAAAAGGCAGAAGAAATTTTTGAAAAAGAGGAGGGTTTTCGTTTAGCCACAGCAAAGGAAGTCCAGGACTTTTACGCTTAACGAAAATTTCAAATGGCAGAATTATATGTAAATAGTAACGGACCACTACGTCATAAAATCTATTGGGGAGGTCAACCAGTAGACGCTGATGGCAATGTAACCGTTACTGTTTACGATATAACTTCAGACCCAGCCATTATTCCATCTCTTAATCCAGAAGTATCAATAGGAACATACACTGCAACTAATTTAGATACAGACAATGGAAACTATGAAGTAGTTCTTCCTTTTAATATTACTTCAAGAAATAGAAAACTCAAGTTGGTATGGTCTTATCAGGTTCAGGGAAATGCTGGATCTAATACAACGTATGTTGATGTAGTCACTCCATATGTAAACATTTCAGAGGCTATAGATGCTCTTGGTATAGGCGTTGATCCAAGCGATGAAAATTATAGATCGTACGACGAACTTAAGCTTGCTGAAAAATATGCAAGAAAGTTAATTGAAAATTATACAAATGACTGGTTTTATTTATACGATGACGCAGTAACAGTTTATGGTGGCGGAGATGATTCTGTACAAACTCTTTACAAAGTAAATAATATCCATGAGCTTTATGCAAACGACATTCTTTTAATAGATAACCCAAACAATGTAAATAATATTGGGTACAGCATTATTCCTGTTTCTAGCGGGTATGGAATAAAGGTTGATAGAGGAGATTCAATTAATAGAGACAATACTGTTTATTTAGCTAACGGTATGGTTTCTCCAACTGTATACGATATTGGATTTCAAGGATTTTTTAGAAAAGATGTAGCATATAGAATTCAAGGTAAGTTTGGCTGGGAATTTGTTCCAGATGAAGTAAATATTGCAACCATTGAATTAATGAAAGACTTTTTCAATAAAGACACACAATGGAAAAATAAATATGTGAAAAGCATCCAGACTTTTGACTGGCAGTTTGAATTTGACCCACAGGTTTATAATGGAACAGGAAACTTTTTTGTAGACAACATCCTTGCTGGATACGTTATTAAACAAATGCTGGTGATCTAATGATAGATCTAGTAAATTCAATTCTGTCAATGAAAGCAGACGTTTACACACAACAGGATGAACAAGACCCAGATACTGGAGCCCTTAAAAAAACGTGGGCGTATAATTCAACTGTATCCTGCTTTGCAAAAGGAAGCATCAGCTCAACTAGCGGTAGAGGAACTGATAAACAAAAATATTCTACAAAGTTTAAGGATACAGAAGCAATTCAAATTCGTGTAGACAAATTTATATCACATAGAGATAAAATAACAAATATTAGAAATGCTAACGGTGAAGTTGTTTGGTTTGAATTAAATTACCCTACAAATACTCCAACAGTTTTTGAAATAGTTGGAAATACGCCAATTACAGATCCATTTGGAAATATCCTTGGGTACAATTTAATGGCAGCAAGATCGGAGAACCAGACAATTGGCGACTAATGCTGCTGCTCTACAATCCGCTTCTAACGGCTTAGCAGCCCTTATGAAGGGCTCAAAGCCATCTGGAGTCATAGACCATGGCGGGACCGTTCAAAAAATTTCTGCAGCCCTTTATTACCAAACTCAAGTTATGTCACATATGGTTACAGAACCCTGCATACAAGAAGGTTTTACAAATAAAGTTTATAATAGAGTAAGTACAGATCTAGGAAACTATATTGATATGCAAGCAAGATCAAAGCCTAAATACTTACATCATGTATATGAATGGAATAGGGTCGGAGATAAAACAGCAAGATTATTTAAGTTAAATAAAACCATGAATAACGGATTTGATTTTAACCTATCTTATGAGTTTAAAATGTCTAAGACTTCTGTTCCTAAAAATAGCACTAAAGGAAAAGTTTATGTTTTTAGAAATAAAGCCTTTATTATGGAGTCTGGAAACCCAGTTTTAATTACTCCAAGAACACCTACTGGAAGATTAGCATTTACAGTAGGAGATCGTAACATTGTTTTGCAACAGGGAAGATCTGTTAAGGTTCAAAATCCTGGTGGTAAATATGCAAAGATGGGGTTTGCAAATACTTATAAATTTTTTGTTAGCGGAAACCTTATTAGAAACTCTATTAAAAACTCTGGGGCAAGTCAATCATTTAGAATTGTAACTAGAAAGTCTATGATGATTCCTCCTATGATTAAAGCAAAATCATATAGTTATTCTCCAGCTACCGTTAAAAATTTAGCTCAGGCTGCAGTTCAGTCTAATGGAAGGAACATGTAATGACAAATTATAAATTAGATGCTGTAAACGAAATTAGAAAGTTTCTTTGGAA